ACTGTAGATCCAAGCTGTGCAGCACCAACTACCGTAAGTGTCCCACCAACTAAAACATTATTTACAGATATGTTACCTTCTATTGATGTGCTAATACCAGTAAGGTTTGAGCCGTCTCCATAATAGGCACTTGCACATACTCTTGCATTAGCTGCCTGAACATTGTTACCAGTTATTGTTACCGTACTTAGGAAGTTTGCTGCACCGCCTACACTTAGGCTAGAGGCCAGACTTACTGCACCACCTACGGTAACTGTACCACCTAATCTTGTATCACCGCTTACACTTACATCATCTTTAAATGTTGCAATGCTACCAACTGTAAGTGTAGATGCTAAAGATGTAGCAGCCGCTACAGTTAGTGTTCCATTGATATTAGCATTGCCGCTTACAGATACACCACTCTGAAACGTAGCTGCACCTACAACATTAAAGGGTCCACTAACAGATACACTGCCACCAGCATGTATAAATCCTGATACAGAGATATTTGTAGCGATACCTAATTCAGCTTCTACGTTTGTAAGATTAGAACCATCACCATGAAACTCAGCAGCAGTTACATTGCCTACTACATTTATATTTCCACTTACAGATACATTGTCTCTAAACTTTGCAATGCCTCCTACACAAACAGATGTTGCTACATCTAGACGACCACTAACTGATACATCATTTTTAAAATCTGTCTTAGAAGTAAATGTTCCTGCACCAGCCGCTGCAAACGTACCACCAACTGACACATTATTTTTAAGTATGGCTGCATTCTCTACTGTAACCGTAGACTTAAATGTAGCAGCACCTACAGCCGTTACTGTACTTTGAAGCTGTGCTGCCCCTGCTACTGTTGCTGTAGAACCAAAATGTGCAGCCCCACCAACTGATACTGTGCTTTGTAGATGCGTAGCACCAGCTACTGTGGCAGTTCCAGCAACATGTAAGTTACCACCTACTGTAGCATTGCTGACAGATATGTTACCACCAATCGTAGCTGTTACGCCCGATAGATTAGAACCATCTCCATAAAAGGCACTAGCGCATACTGCATCATCAACATGTAAGTTTGCATCCAGAGATACGTTACCAGTTACTCCCAGCGCACCAGTAATCTGCACTGCATTCGTTGCCAGCTTCAGTGCAGTGTTTTCTCCATCACCAGTTTGTACAGCTTTGAGAGAAGTATTAACACCAGTGTTAGTTGCAGAGGAACTAACAAGTATTATCTTCTTATATGTATTTGATATTAATTGTGTCGTTAAGTCTGTCATACTAGATTCCAATGTTTATCTGTTGATCCCCAAGCACTTGAAGCCTCGCTCCATGTAAGATTTCTACCGCCCACATCTGGACGAGGATTGAGAATAGCTGGATTATCTCTTACATCAGGTACTTTATTCTGAGGATGGTTCTTCAGATCAAACTGTCCCTCAAAGTCTTCTGGGCATACCAGCATCCCATAGCTATTCAGTTGCATTACTCTGTGTGGATATACAAACCCACATATATCGCACATGGCTAGAGCATTTTTATTACTAGCCATTAGATATACCTCAATTTAGGAACAATATGCATAGAGGCACGTTCTCTATCTTCCTCCATCGCTCTAGCTAACATTTCTTCATAGTTTGCTTTTAGCATCATAATTCTATTTTCAGGAACAAGTGGACGCTTCATTGACATGTAATAAGCAAGACCACAAGTTAGACAGGGTAAAAATCTTTTAGGCAAGTCTGCGTTTTGTATTGCAGATTTATTTACATCTTGAAGCTCTGAGACAATCTCAAGCTTTAATATGTCTGTAGAGTTATCAGGCAGAGGCCATAAAGACAGCACTGCATTATCACGCCCTCTACGAAGAGAGTATTGATTAGGACGGCCCTTCTGCGTCTTATTAGGTATAAGAAGATACTCTTCAGGAGTTATACGTTCTAACTGTAAATCTGTATCATCTCTATTTATAACAACTTCTAATGCATCCACAGTAGAGGAAGATAAAGAATAGTTAGCTAGACTTGCAGATACAGTTACATTAGAAACAGAAGTTGTCCAAAGAAGCACACCTCTGTTCTGCCAATCTTTAAGCATAAGGTTTATAGAGCGACGAGCAGAAGCAGGTTCATGACCAAGAGTATCCTCACCCCCAATCATTTCTGTAGCTTCTTGTATAACCTCATCTATGTCAAGGTTAAAGTCATATGTTCCTGAAACTGCCATTATGCTTTAGCCCTTTTTCTAGTTGTTTTCTTTTTGGCAAATGTTCTGACGTTAGTAGGTTTACCACCAACACCTTGAGCTTTTGATCGTTTTCTTGCTACTGCGCTTCTTCTTTGTGCAGCAGTCATTCTTTTAGCTGTAGCTCTTGGCACACACTTTGGATATTTTCTTTTGCTTGATTTTGTGGACGCACGACCACAGGCTTGGAACTTGCCCTTAATTTTAGGCGCACCAATGTCCACCCAATCTCCTTTTGGACCTTTCCCAAACCATTCTTTCAAGCTCATGCGTAAGTACCACCACGCTTCTTGTATGTCCTAACCAACCAAGCATTAGCATAGGCACTAGGATATACATCAAACTTACGTTTAGCTTCAGACTTCACCCGTGCATACAAAGCTTTATTCTTTGGTGTAGGTGATTTCTTTTTAGCTGTAGTCTTACGTTTTCTTTTTACTGCCATTTTTACCTCTTGCTTTTCGTATAGCTTCTTTACCTTTTTTAAATATAGAAGCTACTTGAGTTTTACCCATAACTTTGGCACGTTGTTCTCCCACAGTTAGTATCTGTATCTTACGAGCATAAGGTTTATTTATTCGTTTAACCTTTGCCACTGTAGCTCTAGCATCTGCTGGAGTAGCAAACTTTATACCAACTGTATCTTTTGGATTCTCATCAGTATAAAGTCTGCGTCCAGAACCTTTAGGCTTTTTTCCTGTACCAACTTTAGGATCACGTTTTTTACGCATTACCTTGCACGGCCACCACGAGAACGATATTTAGTAGCTTTACCACCACGCATCCGGCGAACTGTTCCACCTTTAGATTTATATTTAGTAGCTTTGCCACCACCCATTCGACGAACTGTTCCACCTTTGGACTTGTACTTGGTAGTTTTACCACCACCCATGCGCCGAACAGTGCCGCCTCTGGATTTATATTTAGTAGTTTTACCACCGCCCATGCGACGAACTACGCCACCTTTGGACCTATTCTTCGTCCTCTTCATCATCTTCAATCTCCTCTGCATATAGATTGTTAAAAGTAATATTAGGGTTCATATAACTGTTATCTATTTCTGCTGAGTGTATGTATTGACTTGGTGCAAAGTCTGGCGCACCTTCACCTGTGACCCACAAAGCAGGGTTAGTTACTCTAACTCTGTTATTAGGTAACGCCACAATGTTACCTGTAAATTCATCTGCATCTATGAGTTCTAGCACATGTGATTGTTTATGCTGTGCAGGATCATCTGAAATATAACTATCAGTATAATCTATGGTAAACATATAACGACCTGTGTAGAACTCTCCATTTATTTTACATATCCAAGGACTTGAAGATACTCTATCAAGAACAACTACAGCATGGTTTCTAGAAGAACAGTCCCACGGTTGTGCAAAATGTGTTGGCATTAGTTCAGGCCACTCATCCAATTCTGTATCTGCAATCAAAGCAGCTATTGGCATTCTGGCCCACATTGCACCGCCATGTATATTTTCTTCTTCATCACATCCAGTAAATACTACCTGAAAACTTAACGATCTATCTGGTACAGTATTTACTGCAAATGCTAGTGCATGTAAATATTCTCCTTCATAATCTTCATGGTTACTAGTAAACTCTTTACGCACCCAACACTTAAAGTGTGGGATATTAGAAATTAAATAGGACATTTATTTGTTAGCATCTCCATCGTCTACGAGCTTGTCGGAGCCGACTGTTAGGGTTACGTGCAGCCTTTGGAAACTTCTTCATTTGTCCCGCTGATCTTGCACAAAATGATTTACGTCTTGCGGCCCTTGCTTTAGTCCTTGGTTTTCTTTCTGTTACGGCAGTTTGTAGTTTAGAACCGGGGTTCTGTCTACGATATTTAGCTACACCTTTTTTAGTCATGCCAGCACCAGCCTTGGTAGGACGCTTCATGCCCCGACCAATAGTAATGCCTTTCATATTACTAGGCTTTCTTTTTCGCTTTACTGCCATGTGTGTACCTAAATTTGTTTTTTAAATATTTACATAGATCGTTGATATACTCTTGAAAGTCTTCATAGTCATTCTTATCTGGTTTAGTTCCTGAGAAGTCAATAAGACTATAGTCGTCATATCCCTCTTCTAGAGACTTATTGTATCTCTTGAGAAACTCTTTAGTAACCACGAAGCGCCTTTCCGAAACCTCTTACCTTTCCACCCATACGGCGTTTTACTTTACCACCACCTTTTTTAATTTCAAAGCCAGAAGCAATAAGCTCATCAAGCTCTTCACCAGTGGGCATCTTGGCACGACCTCTACTACCCAATCCCATTTCTTCAGCTACCACACTGGCTGGAGGAGCATACTCACCACTTTTAAGCATACCAGACATGCCTAAACGTCTGCGGGTAGCTGGTGACATTTCTTTTTTAGTTGGAGCAGGAATTTTTGAAAGAAGTGGTCCTTGTTGAACTTCTTGTCCTTTAGGTCCAGTAGCACGGCGTCTAGGAAGAATATTTGAAGACTCCTCTCTCATATCTCTTTCTTGCTCACGTTTTAATTTTGCAAGTTCTTTATTTTGAGCAGGAGTTCTTTTTACTTTATCTTCTTTTTTCTTTTCAGGTTTAGCTGCTTTAAGTTTTGCTTTTAGTTCAGAAGGAGATAATTTTTTTATTTCCTTGATTGACATACCTAAAACTTTAGCAGCATTCTTTTGCTGTTCAGTTGCAGGGGCTGGCCCACGCCTTTTACGTTTACGACCTCCCTTACCTTTTGCTTTTGGTTTAACTAGTTTAGATACAACTTTAGCAGCAGCAGCACTCATTTTATGATCCTTTCATTTCTGCACGACGACCACGAATAGCTGCTCGTTTTCCTTTACGGCTTTTTTCTTTGGCTACTTTAGGCATTACTGGTCCACCAAACTTAGCATCATATTCTTCAAAAGCCATACCTTTATCAGAGCTATCTATAGTGATTGTTCCAAATGGTGTTTTAACTCTAGACTTACGGCCAGACATGTCATCAGCAAAATATTCTTTCATTGTCTCAAAGCCTTTGTTGCCAGCCATTGTACCACGACCACCGCCAACAGATTTTTTCTTAGCCTTCTTAACTTTTTCTATACCTTGACTCATAGCACCAACATCAGGTGTTGTTTGCTGTGATTTAGCATCAAACATCATTGCAGGTGCAGGTAGTGCTTGTTTTTTAGGTGCGGGTGGTTTTCTTTTAGGACGGGGTGCTAAAATAGGAGCATCACTTCTTCTAGGTTGTGGTCCTGTGGCACCTTTTGGAATAAGCTCATCTCTTTCTGCTCTTTTTCTCATGCGTAAGCGTGATACTCCTGATTTAGATTTAGGAAGAGTAACATCACTTGTGTCTACATTTAATTTTTTACTTTTAGGTTTAGGACGTAGATTAGTTCTTTGTAGACGAACATCACGTTCTTCTTTAATTTGTCGTTTTATTTTATCTAATTCATTTTGAGCAGACGCAGGAAATTTATCTCCAGCAATTCTTTTGCGTGTTTGCAAAGTTTTTCGTCTCTCTAAAAGTTTACGTCTTTCTGCTGAAGTCATAGCTTAACTTTCAACTTTAAAAGCTTTGCCCTCATCGTAGTCTTCGTCAACTACAACATCTTGAGGCGGTCCTTTTACTTGCGGTCCTTTACGTGCAGCACCATAGCCTTGACCAGTAGGACGACCTACGATCTCGTCAAGGTTATGTGGCCGTTTGATAAGTGTATGTGGTCCCGGCATTTATTTTCTCCTTTTGCGTTTCTTGCGCCCTGCTTCGCTAAGTGCGATAGCTATGGCTTGTTTACGACTTTTAACTTTTTTACCAGAGCTACTTTTAAGTTTGCCCCGCTTGTACTCACCCATTACTTTTTTTACCTTGCCGGGGCGAGTAACTTGTTTTCTTATACTAGAACGGTTAGTCATAGCAGCTTCGTACTAAATCATCTCCAGACATGTTAGCTTTAATAACTTTACCTACTTTTCCACCCCCTTGAGCATAACCCATTTTGTTACGAACAGGTGTAGGAAGTTTAGCAAGGCCGGGGTTTTTCTCAGCATCCACAGGTTTAAGAGAGCCACCGCCCTTACGTCTTATAAAGTTTTTCTCTCCCATTTCTTTTAATTTTCTTCCTTCTATTTGAATTTTTTCATTTAGTTGAGAAATTCTTGAAGAAAATTTCTTTTTTTGCTGGTCATCAGCAGCACCCTTTAGAAAAGCTTTTGCTTGTTTTAAATCAGTTTTGAGTTTTTCTAATCTTTTTTCTGTAGCTTTATATTCTTTACTAATACCTTTGCTTCGCTTTCCTGCTTCAGCCCTACCAACTCTAGCCATGTTTGCTTTATCAGTATCTTGAGACTGACCTTTCAAAGCTTTCATTTCACCAGCACCAGCAGGTGTCCCAAGATCAGTGGCCTCTCTAGCTCTACTTTTTCTTGCACGATCTGCTGTTGCTGTCCGTGCATCCTCAGTAGACCTTTGCTCAGAGCCAGTAGTTTTACGTTTAGCAGATCGTTCTAAACCTCTAGAATCTTCTGGTTTAATTTTAGGTCTACGTCGTCTTTTTAATCTTTTAAATTCTTTTTCTCGTTGAGCTTGTTTTCTAGCAGAAGAAGAAATGGCTCTTGCTCCAATAGATGCTAATTTTCCTACTGACATTATGATGCTCCTTGTATAACTGGGTTAGGTCCGCCAGCAGGAGAGCCAGCAACTGCCATATCATCCTGTCTGGTACGCCGTGCTTGATTTCTAAGTTGATCTATTGCAATCTGATACTGTTGTTGAAAGACAGGAAGAGTATTCCAATCTTTCATAAATATAGTTGCTTCTACCATGCAGCCAGCAAAGAGAGCATCATAACAGTATTCACTGAAATAGTTTGTTGTTGTCACACTAGTTCCCGTAGCAGAAGCAAGGGCAAGCGGCTGTGACTGTGATTCAACTTCTACTGTAATTACTGACACAGGTGTAGGTACAATACGAATAGAAGAGTTGGTCCTTCGACTATAGTATCTGGGTGTTCCCGTAGAAGCACTAACAGGCCAATAGTCATTTATATATTCATTTGTTCTTTGAAGAAGATTAGTCGTGCTTGTACCGCTGCTAACTACAAAGTTAACATTACGCACAACAAGAGTACGATCATTCAAAGAAACAGCACCAGCATTTCCTGCTGATACTGATATATTAGTATACTCACTTAGACCTATATCATCTAAGTCTTTTACTAATCTAAACTCTGTTTTCTTTACAAAAGCAGATACCTGCGTAGAAAACTCTGTAGAGTCATTCTCCGTTGTGTTAATCAGGTCTGTCTTTAGATAATCAAAGTCAGGCATGACTAGCCAAGCATAGCAGTTAGAACTGAACCATCCGTAGGACCAGAAACACTGACCACACCAAATACGGCAACACCCATGTCACCAATGTAAATGTCAGATGCTTCGTTGGCTGCTACCTGAAACTTAATAGCTGTACCTTCTGCTGTCTTGTTTGTAATCTGCCGTTGACCTTTAATAGAAAAAGAACCAGCCGCAGATGCTACCGCATGGATAGCCATAATACGGGTAGTGCTGGGAATGTTGCTATCAGCAGTTCCGTTGCTTCCTACAGTCGTATCATCTTCTACATATTTAAGAACAGCATCGCCAGTAGCTATTGCAACTTTAATATTTGTAGCCATTTATCTCTCCTTGAGAAAGAAGAGAGAGTGGCCGAAGCCACCCTCCTTCATTTGCTGATTAACCAGCACTGCCAACCCAGCTACGCCAATCAGACACACCAAAGCTGTAACGCTCCCGTGCTTTAAATCGGAGATTGCCAGTGTCGAAGTCCGGTTCCATCTTGGTCTGAAGCGGCGACCGCACAAACATCTTCGTGCCGTTTGGTACGTCCGTTTTAACAAACCATGCATCCGTGTCAGTAAAGCGACGGTTAATGTAGTAACCTTCAGGAACCATCCCCATGTGACGGGTTGCATTGATGGCGTTCGTGTTCGGGTTCGCATCAGCAGCACTCGTCTGAGTGTTACCCGGAGACGAAAGAACACGATCCGCTACCGCCCAGTAATCAACTGGGATATGTAGAGAAACAGCACTTGCACCAATCAGAATACCACGATCATCCTTGATCTTCTGAATAGCAGTTAGCGCAGTTTCAAGAGTTGCTTCTGACAGGTCAGCCGCACCCAGAAGGTTAGACTGATTACCATCAGAAATAGTTGGATGAGAAGCGGAAAAGAACGCAGCACCATCACCAATGGTATCAGTGAAACCATTGTTGTAGATGTTAGCAGCCTTTACCTGCTTCGTGTTTGCCATTGCACGGGCTAGACCCCTTGCACGAAGTTTGGCAAACGTATCATAAAGATTGTCTTCCATCGCCTCTTCAGTAACGGCAAAAGCAAGCGCAACGGTTTCCGCTGTGTAACGGGCCGTATAGCTTTCTTGTGCGTCATCATAAGAGACTGATGCACCCTCTCCTTTAGTAGGAGCGGTGCCGAAACCTGTGAAGAGAACTTCTTCTTCAAAGGCACGGTCAGAGTTTTCAATTTCATAAAGAGGCTCATGCTCATTATTAACCTCTCCATACTCCATCCCAAAAACGGCGTTAAGACCGGGAAGGAGTTCTTTAGCAATACTAGCTCTATTAATAGCCATAATAAATCCTCCCTATTAAGCCGTTGACGCCGTAGCCGTTACAAAACGGTCACGGTGATGGTTGAACCATACTTCTACGATTGGGAATGCATCAGAGTCCTTTTCATCAGGAAACTGAGCTTTACCAATCACACGAACAGCAGCCGCAGATTCTACACCAGATGCACCATCTAGATAGTAGCTTGACTGACCAGTGGTCGTGCTGCCCGAAGAGGCAGTAGAGCTAACGGTTACGTTGTAGTTTTTGACAATAGCCAACTCAGCCGCCGAAAGCGACAGAGAAGCCTGAATGTAATAGGTCTGATCAGGATCAGTTATTACAAAGAATTTAATGTCCGTGGCACTGATGTCTCCCGGCCAAAAGCGGGAAAACTTCTGCTCTCCATTTTCAACATACTGACAACCCATAAACACACCAGATGGTTTGAGCGTTGCAGCGATAAACGGTGAAATCGTTGCAAAGTTCGCACCGGGAAGAACTACTGGATCACCAGTAAAAATCTTATTTGTAGGTGATTGGGCCTGACCCGTTGAGGTCAGAGTAATTGTATCAGTAACGGCTTCGTTATTGTAGCCACCACCTTTTTTACGAGCAGGAATGAAACCACGAAATGCTTTAGTAGTAGACATGTTTCATCTCCTTAGTTATGGGAGGCTAGTCCTGAAAGGACGGTTGCCTTCCCTTTGTTGTAACAGAGCGACTTGTATTGGAAATAGGAAACCGTGAATCAGAGTTTTTCATCAACTGAGAGTTGACTGCTTCCATCTGATCATTAGATTTACCTTCATAAAATTTCCTACGAGCCGCAACTTTTCCGGCTGGCATTTTAACCAAAGCTACATCACCTCGACACACAGAGCCTTGATACCTGCCTTCATCCCTCACGAAGGATGTGAGAGCCATTTCAGGAACTTCATCTGGAGTTACAAACACCCACCCTGATTGCATCTTCTTGCCAACATTCGTGATGTCATCTTTACCTTGAAGGGAGACTCGTATCCAACGTAGCGCCATGCCCTCATTCTCAAAACGTGCTTGCACAGTTTCTGGAATGTCCAGAGCGTTTGGCTCTTCAAAGGTCCATTCTTCTTCTCTAGTATTCTGTTCTCTCATACTCTCAGTACGTGATTCATTTCGTGTCATTTTTTCCTCCACGCTTATGTGTTTATGTTAGTATATTCGCCATCAGCAGAAGTTACCTTCAACTTTTCGGCAGCATACTGTTCAAGTGGGATACCCCATTTATTAGCAAGCCTTACGTCTTCTTTGGAAAGCTTTACTTTTTTGTTTGAGGACGGAGACGAGCGTGAAGCCCCCGACACCACTTGAGCAGGTTGTGACGTGCCTGAGTTACTTTGTCCCTCAGTTTCCTGCACACGGTTTGAAGTTTGACCAAAGGCCGTTTCAAGGCGTTTGTCAATTTCTTCATAAAATTCGTCATCACTGGGATCATATCCTTCTCCCTTTAATTCAGCATCTAATGCAAGAGCGGCTGCGGTTTTAATTGTATCTTGTCCAAACCAAGCATTGCGTTGCGCCCATTCATTTGCTTTTGGATCATACGCTGGAGTTTGCTGTGCAAGCTCTGGCTCTTTCTCTACCTCTTTAGAGGCTTCCTCCATTCGCTTTGCAATATTAGCTTTATAACCTTGAACAGTTTTAAGATCAGATTGAGCAGCGTTTAAAATTTCTTGTGCTGCTAAAACTTTTTCTTTATCTCCTTCTTCAAAAGCTTGAAGATAAGCTTGTCGTGCCAGTTCAATATTTTGAGTTAATTGCTTTTCACTTGAACCTACACTACGAGAGGCAATATTATTTACCTCATCTTCTTTTTTATTTAAGTTTTGTTTAAGCTCTTCGTTTTGGCGAATAAGCTCATCAATCTTTTCTTCACGTTCTTTACGCTGACGGATTAGTTGTCTAATTCTTTTTTCAGCGCCTTTGGTTTCAATACCTTCTAGTTCTTTCGGCTTTTCTTCTTGTTCAGGCTGTTCTTCTTCTTTTGCCTGTACTGGTTGCTGTTCTTCTTCTTCCTCTATTTCAAAGTCAACTTCTTTTTTATCTTCAGAAACCTCAATGGTTTCCCATCCATCATTTTCATTACTCATTTTACTCTCCGTTGTTAACGACACAAACGATTTACGTTTATATTATTATATCACAAAAGTACAGATTTCCCAAATCAACTAGAGCCTTTTCCTAAATTAAAAGTTGGATCAAGGTCTTTAGGCTCCTCTACTTTCATTATAATTTGATCATCAAATAAAAGTATAAGACGTACACCTTTGTAAAATAATTTAGTTCCTGCATGTTTGCCATAACATACATAGTCACCTATGTTACACCATGCTCCTGCTGGGAACTTTTCTTTATCCATGTATGCCAAGTCTCCTAACGCTAGAACCTGTGCGACAGTGGTGAGATAAGACATATCATCTTTAGTTGAATCCGGTATAAAGATACCGCCTTTTGTTACACTCTTTACTGAAACGGGGCGCACCAAAACGTGAAATCCCGGTAGAGTGGGTAGTGGGCTGGGATCGGGGGCGTCATCCTCAGTTATCCACAAATCATTTTTTAGTGCGCCACCTAAACCTACTTGTTGCATTGTTAGTCTTCGTCCTCCATATATATTCGTTTTTTAATTATTTGTGTTAAATTATCTCTGGCCCATTCAAGGCTAGAAATAGAACCAACAATCTGACGGTAATGTGGATAGTCTTCAGCAGACCCATTACCTAGTGTTACTCTCAGATTATTAATCTCGTTATTAAACTCAGTTATTACTTCGTCCCAAATGTCCATACTTAGTTATAGATGGTACTTTTGCGAGAAGGTTTAATAGGTTCTGGAGTTTTCCAAGAGTCATCCTCCCATTGGTTTAGCTCACTACGAATGGCCCGACCACCCGTAATCTCTTGAGCATAAGCATCACCATAGCCTTTCTGAGTATCCTTTACGTGAAAAGGATATCCTTTACCTTTCTTCATCATTGTTAGTCTCCTTCATTTGTTCACTAGCAAACTGCGTAAGATTTTCTAATGCAGCCATGTCCATTTCTTTATCATCGTCCATTTGTTTTCTTAACATATCAGCGGCAATCTTTGCCTCTTCAATTTCTTTACGTGTAGCTAGTTCAGCTTCTTTCATTGCTTCTTTAGATTCACGATTAAGTTGAGATTGTGCTTCTCTTGAGTTAGCTGTTGCAGATGCTTTAAGCATTTCAATAATCTGTGCAGTCTCTTTAATCTCAAGTTCTTTGTTTTTAATCTCAAGCTCTGCTGCATCTGTTACTGTATCAGACTGAAGCTTCTGCTTTTCTAGCTCAACCTTTGCCTGTTCAAGAGCAACAAGCTGTTGTTCAGGTGACTGTGCTTGACCCATTGCTTGATTGGCGTTCATCACCTGCTGTGCAGCTTGTGCCATTGCCATCTCAATCACAGCGGGATTACCAGCCTGATCAGGAGCCTGTTGCATAAGCTCTTCAGAAATACCAACCATTTGTTCTTGGTATTTCATCACAGAGTGTTCTTGAATATTAGCTTGAAGTATTGGAGTAATACGTTGCATAATTGGATTAGCACCATTCATCGGATCTTGAAGATATGCCATCTTTACCTGCATATGTGCATCATGATTCTGACCGGGAAAGGCTGCAATAGGTATGCCTTTCGTCGCTGCCATAATATCAGATACTGGATCAAGAGCTTGAGGCTCAATCTTTGGTGGAAGTATCTCATCTACGTTAGGCATGTTAGAGGCATTAAGAATAGTTCTATTTAGGGCTTCCAGATTAAACATACCCGGTGGTGATTGCTGCGCCATCTGTAGTGCCATGTTTGCCATCATCATACGATGTGCGTTACTAGGAATATTAGGATCAGATACAGGAATAATATCTATGCGACCATCAAAGTCATTCTTGAAGATACTACGATCTTCGTAAGGAACATCATACGGATACTCACTAGGAAGATAGTCATAGTCAATACGAGCAAGAATACGGAACTCATCTTTCTGAGACTTATGCAGTCGCTTATGAATTGCTGTGAAGAATTTACTGCTTGCTTCAAGCAAAGCCATAGTGGTGCCAACGGGTCCATAGGAGGCAGCATCAGAGATAACTTGCTCTGTGCTGTCCGCAAACTTCTGACCAGCAGTAGCTACGAAGTTCAGCATTTGGAATAGAGTAGAGGAAGGCTCTTTGTAGGGAAGGGGAATAATAGCCTTTGATAAATCTACACCAGTTGCTTCAACCTCCTTGAACTCGCCGGGAGCTATAGGATCATTGTCACCAACCATCCTGACTCCCTTGGCCTTAAATCCCCCCGGTAAATTGGCAAACTGTCCAGCATCTATGAGGGAACG